CTAATTTTACTTCATTGTTAGTTTCTTCAATAAGCTCATCCATTTCATCGTCAAACTCATAATCAACATCTGATTCATCTACAAGGTCAAAGTTTTTTAAAAGTTCTTCTTCATCTTCTCCTAAGTCTATTAAGTCTTGCGCTATGTTGTCTCTAAAGTCATCTTCTTTACTTAACTTAACTCCTGTTTCTTCTTCTCTTGTTTCTTCGTCTTGTACGTTCTCTAAGTCAGTAAATTCAAGTGGTTGAAGCGTTTTAAAGTACAAATGCAAAGAGATGTCATTGTATGCTAGTATTTGGTCAAACGCATCTATTAAAAGGCCTTGAAAACTCTTAATTACTAAGTTGTCAAACAAGATAGAAGCTGTCTTTAGCTCGTCTGCATTGTTACCTAAACCTGTATCATCCTTAATACCAAATAACATAGGACTTACAATTCTATGAGATACCATAATCTTTTTAGAACTTTCGTTGCTTAAGAACTCGTATTGTTGGTGTGCATCACACTAGCAGCAGTTTCAGGATTGTCGTTAAAAGCTAAAATAAACTTCCCAGCATTAGAGCTACCAGAAAATTTCTCATAGATACGTCTTTCTATCATTTCTCTTTGCTCTGGATCAGGTGTACCATTGTTAAAGTTGATTAACATACTTGGTGCAAGTCCGTTTAGTATGTTGTTTAGGTGAAAGTTAGATATTTCTTCTTCTAATTCTGCGTATTGTGTACCCCCTTGATAATCAACAGGACTATAATACTTAAATCCTGCCCTGTATGGCTTAATATAAAGTATCTCTAAAGGCTCTTTAGACTTTCCATAAGCTGAAATACGTTTTAGCTCATTACCTCTCTTATACTTACTCCAATCGCTAAAATAATAATAAGCGTTCACTTCTCCTTTTTCATCACATTTTTCTGCTCTTAATGTTTCAATAGGCATATGCTCTAACTGTACTATTTTACTTCTGTCTTTTGAGTAAATAACTTGTACAGCACATTGTCCCATAAGTTTTAAGTCATAGCATAATTTTCTAACGCAATCTTTTTTAAACAAGCTCATCATTTGTGCGTACTCGTTTGGTTTCTTGTTTGAGTTAGTCGCATCTAGTCCTTTTCCGTATATCATCTCACTAACACCATTTATAATAGCATTATTAGTAGGACTGCCGTTATATCTGTCTATTAAGTATTGAAAGTAATTATTATCTTCTCCGTATTCAATAAAGTCTTTTCCTCTTACTTCCTTTACTACAGGAGAGGTATAAGTGCTTAAATTAACAATACTTAAATCTGATTTATTTTTCATATAATTATATAATCGTTATCGTACTGATCATTACCTGTTGGTACTGTGTATTCACCACTATTAACAGAGTAACTAGAAATAGTTTGATTAGTACAAAATATTTTGTCTTTGTATATTACGTTACTACCCTCTTTTACAGTCATATCATAAAACCTACCCTCTACTAATACAGGACTTAGTGCTTTTGTGATTACTAAATAGTTTTTGTCTGTTGAGGTGCTTATGCTTCCGTATGTTGTTGAGGTGTTTGTAGAATCGTCTCTTAGTATCATACTAACTGTACTAGCATAACTTCTAGGAATTATTTTTAGAGTTTGTGCTGAAGCAGATGTAGTTAAATGTTTCATACTTATATAACGCACTATCTTTGAATTTTGTGTATAAAAAAACCCCTGCCTAAGCAGAGGTCTTAATTTGTTAAAATCCCATTTGTCTAAAAGCTCTTGACATTTTTCTTTGCTTTTCTAGAGCTTCATCTTGGTTTTCTTTTTTAGCATAATGCCTTTCCCAACTTCTCCACTCTTTTCTCGCTTTTATATGTCTTTTATCAGCTATAAATTTTCTTGCCCATTCTTTACATTCTGCTTTTGTTTTACCATAGAAAAGAATTGAATGGTTTGACATAAGATGGTATCTTGCTTGTAAACTTTCTTTAGGTGCATATTGTAATTCAGCTTGCCATCTACCACACGAATTATCTGGGTGACATTTCGTGTAAGTTGTTTTTAAAGGGTATTTGATTTTCATAATTTTAGTTTTAAATTAGTATTAGTTTCAATATTTCAAAGAACTTTGTAAAAAAGTTACAATACAATATAATAAACAAATGTTAATAAACCAAAACTTGTGTTATCTGACTTCCCTCATTTGCACCATCTATTACAGATTTTTGTACAAATAATGGAGGATCAGTTTCTTGTGAAACAAATGTCAATGAATAACCAGACATATCTCCCATAGCAGCTCCACTACTAAAAGTACCTGTTGTTAATTCGCATCCGTGATCTTCACCTAATAAAAAGAAATTACCATTATAATCTGCAACAATAATTTGTGGTCTTGCAACTGCTAATAATTTAATTTCTTCTGATGTTTGTTTTTCTTGGAATGTCAAGTTCATTACTAAACTTGATTCATAGAAAGTAGTTCCGTTTTCTCTTGATGAGGTTACAGTAGTGTCAAGTGTTGATGTTCCTTTGATGTCAAACTTCATAAGCGTTGGACTTCCTCCGAATGCTGATACTTCACCACCAGATGTAGTCAAAGCTCCAAGACCACCATAATCAACAAAGTAAACAGCCTTTAAGCCACCAACTCCTGATTTACACGGTAAACCTCTACCTTTTGTTAATATACAAGCCATATTCTTTTATTTTATTAAAAAAGGGGTTGGTAGAAAAACCACCTACCCCTTATTTGTTAGTTAATTTATTTTATTATGAGTAAAGAACAATATCAGCTCCTACACCAATCTGAACTCCTGCAGTATATCTCATAACTACTCTTACGTTTTGAGATCCGTCAATATCAGCCATATCAATAACTTTAACTTCGTTTCTGTCATTTAATAGACCTGTACCGAAATATAAGTTTGATTTTCTTGCTGCAACTGCATTGTTAGTCTGCAGACCTGCTGTTACAAACATTGGAATACCTTGAAAATTCATTTCTGTTGTACCTGCATTATATAAGTTAGCATAACCTAAAGTCGCTTGTGCTTGAATATAACACTTAGCAAAAGTTGTAGATACATATAATACTAAATCATCACTTCCATAAACTGAAGCAGGAATTGCATCTATAATTTTAGTAAGCTCTGCAATAACATTAGCAGCAGTAACAGATTGTCCTGTTACATCTACTACGTCTGAATCTGCTTGCATAATAGTTTTAAAACCATCAAAGTTACCTTCTGCTGCTGCACCACCCCAGATAGAGTTTTCAGTTGCTTGTGCAACCTCTGCTGCTACTCTTGCGATAACAAAGTCAGAAAATAATGGAGGTAAACTATCGAAAGCACTAAAGCCCATTTGAGCAGCTTCCCAATCAGAATGTAATTCTTTATCTGTAGGTTAACCTGTAATTCTGTAGGTGTTAATACTTTTTCAGTAAGTGTAAGTCCTGATGTCGTTGCATCGAAATCACAATCTGCACTTCTTACTAAATTTGAGAAAGCTCCTACTTTCATAGCAGCCTTGTACTTAATGTTAGGTAAAATAGTTACAGCAGCTTCATCAAGAGTTTTAGCTGCGAATAAACTAGCTGCTAAATATTTCCCTGCAAATTCACCTGCATAACTACTCCCTGTAATTGTTGGATTTGGCATTTTATTTAATTTTAATTGTTACTTAATTTTTTCATTATCTTATCTAAAGTAGTTTCTCTCCTATTTTGTGAGAACTTTACTTTAAACTTTTCTACTACTTCAGGATTGTGAGCGATTGGCTCAGTTGCAGGAGTTTCGCTAAGTTCTTGTTTTACTTGCTCCTCTACCTCTGCCATTTCTTCTTTCTTTTCCTTAAGTTCGTTTATCATACCTTTGATCTCCTCAACGGCTGATTCAAATTCTTCTTTTGAAACATATTGTGCTTCAACTTCTTCTTCTTCTTGAGCAGGTGCTTCTTCTTCTACTTCTTCTTCTTGTGCTTTAATTTCTTCAATTACACCCTCCTCTTGAACTACTAAAGTTCTGCCATCTTCCATAAGGTACTCACCTTGTGGTACAGCTACTTTTTCATCCTCTGTAAGAATAAAGATTTCGTTTCCTGATTCAAAAGCCTCAGCTTCTAATACTGTCCCGTTTTCTAGCTTCAACTGTGCTAGTTCTAATGCTTTTTCAGTCTGAGCTTCTTGTACTTCCTCTCCTAAAAAAGTCTTGATTTTGTTTAAGATTTCTGTTGATTTCATATTACTATAACGTATTTAAAACCTCTAATTAAAGAAGATACATCTTCAGCAGATTTTATATTTCTAACCATTTCTTTATAATCTGCATTACTTGAAACATCTACACCTAATTCTTTACCTGCTTTCACAAAACGTTTTGCAGCACCATCAGCAAATTGCCTTGCAGCTAAAAGCTCATCGTTAGCATCAATCATCTTAACATAAGGTTTATCTGCTCCTGTTAAATAATCTTGATAATTTCTCCAAGCTCTATCTGCCTCTTTTAATGCTTGAAATAAGTCTTTATTTTTTTGCTGTATTTCTTTTGCGCTTCCTAACTCTACTTTTTCTGTAGATAGTTCTGTCATTATTGACACATTTCTCATCGCTTTTTTTCTCATA